TTTATAAAAATCAAAATAAGCCAACTCCTCTATGGAATAATACTTGATACGTGTCATTTTGAATCGTTCTAGTATTTTTCCAACATCGGAACGATCCAATAAAAGAAAATCATGTTCAGGTAAGTAGAGTCGCTTGATGGTTGCATAGTGTTGATGAAAGGCGGCCAATCCAAGAATACAATAGTATGTCTTGTAACACGTTGCAATCCCGTTACAGTACGGGTAAGAGGTCCTCTTCCAAATAGGGGAGAGGTCACTTGTGTCTATGCCCCCCTGTTGTTCCATGACAGATAGGATGTGTAGCTTTTCGTACAATAAGGGAGTAAGATGTTCTCGTAGACGATTGATTTCTGAATTACGAATCAAGGAAAAGTTATTGGCATGAGCATTCATGTATTGAATGTAGCCGAGTTTTGGAATTCTTACCATTTTGGTATGAACGGCCGTTCTCAGCAACAATTCATAATCATCACAAATGGGTAAATATTCATTATAGTTTCCCATGTCCAGCAATACCTTGCGTCGCCACATACGTGCATGGTTTGGTATAGAAACGATATGACTCAAGGTCGTACTATTGATGTTGGGAGACATGGCGACATACACCCATTTTCCTTCATAAAACTGACGATAGTAGCCGCCGTAGCCTAAACTAAAATAATCACCATAGTGAAAAGGATCCCCATTTTCATAAAGGTTACAATAATCCGTATAGACAAAGCCCACCTCTGTATCTTCAAATACCTTGGCGGCATCGGATAACAAAGACGGCACAATTTCATCGTCATGGTCTAGCTCCAACACGTAATCCCCTCTACATAAAGAAACGGCTTCTTGTTTGACGTTTCCGATGAAGCCGTGATGTTCATGTTTGTACAAACGGATACGAGGATCAGTTAAGACACCTTTTAAAAATGCGTAATGTCCTTCGTCTATGGAATCGTCTAAAATAACCCATTCCCAATCACGCAGAGTTTGGCGAAGGACACTTTGATAGGCACGATGAATTTTATCATAGGAATGAAAACACGTTGTAAAAATGGAAAAGACGGGTCTTTGTGGTGTTAGAATGAGTTTCATGTAGGCATCCACTACATGGGCATTGATGACGTTCACGTCTAAAGAAGGTAGCTTGATCCATCTCCTCAACAATCTCTCGGGTAAATCTAGGAAACAATCCCCGTACGTGACAAGTAGGGCGTATTTACATTGAAATAATAGCGTGATTTCGTCTAACGTGACGATGCGAATGGTAAAAGTGAATTCATCACAATGTTCTGTAAAAAAAGAATAAAAATCTTTAGAGTAAACAAGTACATTCGGGTACATAACGTGTAGGGGGATCTTTTCTTTAACATGGTTCTAGGATGGGTCCTTGAGGAGTAAAGAGAATGGCCATGCCGAAAGGAAGTTGACTGAGACGCTTGTACATTTTGCACTGATCTACGGCTTCCGCGCGATCACCACATAGCATAATGACCATGCGATGATCTATAATAATGTCAGCGGTCAACGTCCCTACAAATCGGTTGCGAAAGGTAATGGGAATGACCTTGTCTGCTTCAAAGATAAGGTTTGCATCTTGAAGAGCAATGATAAGGGCTGTCTGGTATACGAGTCTGGAGTGACCAGGACCAAGCGAGTACTGGATTTCGTTGACCATGTCTTGGATACGATCCTGGAGGTTCATTCTATACGAATTTGGTGGGAAAAGGAAAATCAATTTTTTTTGAAATAGAATAGTATGAGTAGAGTAGAAGAATTAAATGATCGTATCTATGCTAGAAATCAAGGAGATACTCCTGCTTTTTATTTTTCGCCGAGACCCGTACCTACCAAATATACCATGATGCCGATCATAGATCAACGTGTACAGGCAGACATTACGTGTAAACCCATTTTTGATACGACCAAACAATTCTTGCCGGGTTCCAATGCACCTTGGTCGGGAAAGGCAAATACGATTGATATAGAAACGCAACTGTACAGACCCAAAAGTTACTATCCGTCTAGTCAAAGTGACTTGTACAAGACAAGAGCGCCACCGACGACGAATACCGTGCAGCCACATCCACACTTGTTTGCCTCGGTACGTACCTCGGACAATGGGATCAAATCCAAGATACCAGAAAAACAGTTTTTTTATAACGATACGAGAATAAAAAACATATCCTAAAGTCATTTAGAAGGGAACAACTATCAAGGGTATGGAAAAAAATAAAAAAAGAGGTAGGAAGCCAAAAGGTGGTAAAATCATGGATTCATCTCAATCCGAAATGGTCATGCCTGTTTTGGAAAACATTATTTTACATTTAAAGTGTAGTAGCAAAGACATTTCAGAGATACGATACAATCATACCGTAGTAGAGCCATTTATAGAAGAAGAATGTCAAGAGCCGCTCAAAACGTATGCGGAAGATAATTTGCATCAAAAAATTAAAAATATATCGGCGCGTCTACATACGAATGAAATCAATGGACGATCGGATTGTTTTTGGTGTACATGCCCTTTTGATACGGCGGCCTTTTACATACCAAAGGCAATCCAGCAAGGACAGTATCAAGTGTATGGTTCTTTTTGTTGTCCGGAATGTGCGGCCGGTTACTTGTTCAAGGAAAGAATAGACCATTCTACGAAGATGGAGCGGTATCATTTGCTACATGATTTTTACGAGTATGAAAAGTCTATTGTGCCAGCCCCATCTCCTTACTATCTGCTGTCTAAATATTATGGATCTCTGACCATACAAGAGTATCGTCAAATGATTCGTGAAAAGGTATGTATGATGATAGATAAACCATTTTGTTGTCAGTATCCAGAGCTTGTACAAACGATGGATTATTCCAAGCAGTACAAATTATGTAGAAAGACTACCGGGGGAATCCAACCATGTTAGCGCCGATACCAAACCCTGCGCCAGTCCGCGCAGTCATCCCCATGCTAGGAATGTAGGTGTCAAGAATAGAAAAGGTGGCGGCAGCCGTCAAGGCAATGAGGGCTACTTCGTCAAGGGTAAGACCCTTTCCTTTAGGAATGGCGTAAGCGGCAATGGCAACCATTAAGCCCTCTACTAAGTATTTGATCGCGCGTTTCAACAATTCTCCTAAATCAAACATAGTATCTCTATAGAAAAAAAAGAATATAAGATAAAAACTTAAATAAAAAAAGAAAGGTACTACTATGTCTTATGTGGACCTATTAGAGGAAGATAAACCCATTGCACAACAAAAGTTTGTTTGTGTATCCTTTCTTTCACCAGAAACGATCCTCAAACAAAAGGAACATTTTTTCTTTGAACAATTTGTAAAGAATTGGGATTTCTTAAAGTCCATGCAAAAGTATGCGGCATTTACGGGGTTCCTTTCCTACAAGTATAACTTGCCTGCCGATCAGTTGACACAAGATTTTTCAGAGTTTTGTAAGGAGGAGACGGAAGCCTTGTCTAAAGAATCGGTATCGGATGATTACAAGACGTTTTTGGACAAATACACGGAATCGCTAGAGTTAGAGTTTAACAAGAAGAATAATTTTCAGACGAATACACGAGGACTTAAGATTCGCGGTGTCTATCCTTCGCAAGAAGAGGCGGAGATGCGTGCCAAGCTTCTTCGTGAGAATGATCCCCATTTTGACGTTTTTGTAGGTCCCGTGGGAGTATGGATGCCGTGGGATCCGGATGCGTACCGTACGGGTAAGGTGGAGCATTTGGAGGCACAGCTCAATCAGCTTATGGATAATAAGCAAAAGAATGAGGCGAGTGCGAAGGAGTACTTTGATCAGCGTGTCAAGGAGACGAAGCGAAAGGCGCATGAGGAGAATAAGAAGAAAGCGATGGAGAATGGGAACAAGTTGACGCAGACGATTGATGCAGAGGGTAACTTGATCAATGTCAAGAATATGGAAGAGGTAAAGAATGCATTGTTTGGGAAAGATACTTAAATACGTCTCGGGGTTAGTAAGTGTAATGTCCTTGAAGTGGACCATCGCCATCTATGTAGGGTGGCTGCTGCTTCATTATGTAGCGGCACATGCTTATACTTATATTTGTGTCCCTGCTACATGGAAAGGATTGATGTTGTCGCCCTTTATGGTCCCAGCCTTTCATTGTACTGCCTTACGATGGATGGTGTATACGGGAGGTAATAAAATGGTTTCTATGTGGCTGTTAGGAGGAGCTTATGTTTTAGGAAAAGTAAATCGGCCGGTAGAATATGAAGTCGGTGTTGATTGAGTTTATCGGAACGTTTTTCTTTTTGTACGTGGTGTT